GTAAAAGAGGGTAATGTTGCTCAACAAGCAGCTCCAGCGCCTGCTCCTGCACCTCAAGCACCACAACCACAAGGAATGATGCCTAATGGTCAGCAATAAAGACTTAGAACACGTAGTAGCTCAGGTAAATGTACAGTTTGAGGAGCTTTTTAAGAAGATTGCACAACTTGAGAAACAAATAGCGGAAACAGGAGCTAAGAATGGCAAAGGCAAAAGCAACGCAAAGCCACAGAAAGGGTAGAGCACCTGCTAAAGGTAAAGCTAAGGTTAAAGTAACTTCTAGCGGCAAGAAAGTAAGCTATGGTCAGGCTGGTAAGGCTAAGGGTGGCGGCCCTAGAGTAAAACCAGGCACTTCTAAAGGTGATAGCTACTGCGCTAGGAGTTTAGGTATTAAGAAGAGACTGCCTAAAGAAAAGCAGAACGACCCTAACACACCTAACAATTTATCAAGAAAGCGTTGGAAATGTTCTGGCGCTAAGTCTAAGAGGAAATAACATGGGATACGGTACAGGTACATACAGCAGTAAACCTAAGAAAAAGAAGAAGCCAGTTAAGAGGTAAATAACGTGGCGATTAAAAAGTCTACAGTAAACAAAGCAGGGAACTACACTAAGCCCACCATGCGAAAGAGATTGTTTAACGAGATTAAAGGAGGCACTAAAGGCGGCAAAGCTGGTCAATGGTCTGCTAGGAAAGCTCAGATGTTAGCTAAACAATACAAAGCAGCAGGTGGAGGCTACAAATGAAAGGTGTAAACCACTACAAGAAAGACGGCACTGTCCACAAAGGAGGTACGCACAAAATGCCTGATGGCTCTCTACACTCAGGCAGGTCTCACGGCAAAACCAGTGAAAAGCTATTTCACTATGGTGCTTTGTCAGATAAGGCTAAACAGAAAGCGAGGAAGTCATGGCGCTAAAGGAATCACAGAAGTCTTTAAAAAAGTGGACTAAGCAGAAGTGGCGTACACCCTCTGGTAAGCCTAGTGGTAAGACTGGAGAGGTTTACGCACCTTCTAAGACAATTAGTAACTTAAAGTCTACAGCAGCAGGTAAGAAGAAACTAGCCGCTGCTAATGTAAAGAAGAAAGCAGCAACCGCTAAGGGCAAGCAACATGCCAAGCACGGCCTCCATAAAGGTAAGAAACGGTGAAGGGCCAGACACACGGTGGCAAGGGAAGTACCCAGAGAAAGACAAATCAGAAGAAGTTTTCTGCTAATTGGGACGCCATATACAACAAATCTACACAGAAGTCAAGTAAAAAGACAAATAAAGCTTGACTTTCTTATGCTTTTATGTTATAATAACTGTGTAAAACTAATATAAACAACGCTGTCCTAATAGGAGAAACAGTATGATCGACAAAGACCTTGAGCTATATTACCGCAACATTAGAAACATGTTTGGAACAGATGGCTGGAAACAGCTAATGGAAGACTTGAAATCTAATGCTATGGTGATCAACTCAGTAGAAGCTGCAAAAGATAACGAAGACCTTCACTTCCGTAAAGGCCAACTCGCTGTCATAGCTAACCTACTGAACTTGGAAGCTCAAATCGACGCAGCAGAAGAGCAAGCAATGCAAGAGGAAGAAGTAGAAGAAGTTGCCTAATGAGGGCTATCTACGAGTATCGTTGCGAGGACGGACACACGAATGAACGCTACACAGATTCAGAGTGTACCCATATACCTTGTTTAGACTGCGATAAGATTGCAACAAGAATTGTAAGTGCTGTGCGAAGTAAGTTAGACCCGCTATCTGGCGATTTTATGGGTGCTACTAGACAGTGGGAAAAGAACAGAGCACAGAAACTACAGCAAGAGCGCAAGGCCAACTCCTAACCGAAGCCCTGCATAATACACCTCCATAATGAGAATACTCACGGAGTTTAATAATGGCAACACTAATAGACGAGCGTCCTGAAGACGTTGAAACTGAAGAAGAAGTAAATCAAATTCAAGAGGAACCTCAAGTAGAGGAGACTCCTCAAGAAGAAGAAATCCCTGACAAGTACAAAGGAAAGTCAACGGCTGAGATTGTACGGATGCACCAGGAGGCTGAGAAGTTACTAGGCCGCCAAAGCAGCGAAGTAGGGGAACTTCGGTCAGTAGTAGACAGCTACATACAGACACAACTCGACACCAACACCCCAGCAACCCAAGAACCTGAAGAAGATATAGACTTTTTCTCTGATCCCGACAAGGCAGTCGAGAGAGCTATTAAGAATCATCCTTCAATCAAAGCTGCTGAAGCACAAACTCAGCAGTACAAGCAGCAAACAGCGCAGTCTCACTTGCAACAACGTCATCCTGACATGCAAGAGATTCTACAAGATGGTAAGTTTGTTGAGTGGATTAAGGGATCAAAGATTCGTACACAGCTCTTTGCACAGGCAGACACGCAGTACGATTACGAAGCTGCTGATGAACTCTTCACTACGTGGAAAGAACGTCAACAGGTAGTAGGACAGACTGTAGCTAATGAGAAGGCTAGTCGTAAAACCGCAGTTAAGAACGCCTCAGCAGGCAATGCTAAAGGTAGCGGTGAAGCAGCAAGTCGTAAAGTTTATAGACGCTCAGACATTATTAAACTAATGCAGACCGACCCTGATAGGTATTTGTCTTTGTCTGACGAGATCATGCAAGCATACCAAGAAGGGAGAGTCAGAAACTAAATCTCTTTAAGGAAGTATTATCATGGCTACATCAGTATATCCCAATATGGGCGGAGCAGTAGACAACACTAGCGCCGCTAAGTTTATCCCAGAAATCTGGAGTGACGAAGTAATTGCTGCGTACAAGAGCAATCTTGTAATGGCTAATCTCATCAAGAAGATGAGCATGACTGGCAAGAAAGGTGATACCATTCACGTTCCTAAGCCTACTCGTGGTTCAGCTCACGCTAAAGTTGCAGAGACTGCCGTAACTATCCAGAACTCTGTTGAGTCAGAAGTCCTGATCAACATCAACAAGCACTTTGAGTTCTCTCGTCTGATTGAAGACATCACCGAAGTACAGGCTCTCGCTTCTCTGCGTCAGTTCTATACTGGCGACGCTGGCTACGGTCTGGCCAAGCAGGTTGACAACGATCTGTTTGAACTGGCTAAGTCTTTCGGCGATGGCGACGGTTCTAGCTACGTTAACTCTGGTTCTTTCCAGATCAACACTACCTCTGGCGCTCTTGAAGCATTTGACGCTGACGGTGCTGCTGACATTGGTGCATTCTCTGACGCTGCGTTCCGTGCGCTGATTCAGAAGATGGACGATGCAGACGTTCCTATGGACGGTCGTAGCTTCGTTGTACCACCCTCACTGCGTAACGCTATCATGGGTATTGATCGCTACACTTCTACTGACTTTGTTAATGGCAAAGGCGTAGAGACTGGCAAGATTGGTAACCTGTACGGCGTTGACGTATATGTTTCTACTAACGTACCTGTCATTGACACTACTGGTGGTGCTTCCATCCGTGGCGCTCAGCTGATCCACAAGGACACCAACGTTCTTGCAGAGCAGCAGGCTGTACGTTCTCAGACTCAGTACAAGCAGGAATTCCTAGGAACCCTGTACACTGCTGATACGCTTTACGGTTGTCAAGTAATGCGTCCAGAAGCAGGCTTCACCCTAGCTGTAGTATAAGCTAAACTGGGGGATTCTTCGGAGTCCCCCTTTCTTTATTCTCCCTTTCTTTTGTTTTCGTAGGAGCTACAATGGCTATATTTAGAGGTGACGGTGGTGCTGGTGATTCCAATACGGATGCCACTATATCTGCTGTTACAGCCCAGGCTAACATAGCTACTACGAAAGCAAGTGATGCAGCCGCTAGTGCAGTAGATGCGGCTAACTCTGCTACAACAGCTACAACTAAAGCTGCTGAAGCAAGCACATCTGCTACTAATGCAGCTAACAGCGCCACAGGTGTTGCAGCCTACGCAACAGCAGCAGAGAACTCAGCAACTGCCGCAGCATCCTCAGAGACTAACGCAGCCACTAGTGCTACAGGTGCTGCTACGAGTGCTACAGCAGCCAGTGCCTCTGAGACAGCCGCAGGAGCCTCTGAGACGGCTTCCGCTGCTAGTGCTACCACTGCTACTACTAAAGCCTCAGAAGCCGCTACAAGCGCAACCAGTGCGTCTAACAGCGCTTCTACGGCAACGACTAAAGCATCAGAGGCTTCGACTAGCGCCAGCAATGCCTCAACCTCCGAAAGCAATGCTGCTACATCGGCCTCTAATGCTTCCTCTTCAGCCACGGCTGCTTCTAGTTCCGCTACGGCAGCG